ACGATTTACAAAAGTCTTGGAATGAGTTGGAAATCAAACTCACCGAGGCTTTTTTATTTGCCAAAAATAAACAATTATAAAAGGGAGATATAAAAATGAATAAAAAAATGCGTGAACTGCTTGTCCAAATTGAGGCAAAAACTAAAGAGGCAAGATATTTTCAGGATGCAAAAGATACTGAAAAAGCTAGCAGTGCAATGACCGAAATCGAAAATTTACAAAAAGAGTATGAAGTCGAAGAAAAACTCTTTAAAGCTGAACAACAAAAAGTACCCGATGAGCCAGAAAAAGGCAAAGATACTGGCATCTCTGCAGAGGAAAAGGCATTTGTTGATTACTGCAAAGGCATTACCAAAGAGCTTTCTGCTGGCTCCAATGGCGCAGTTATCCCCGGTAGCGTTGCAAATAAAATTATTGAAGCGGTTAAGGAGTTGTCTCCTATCTACTCCAAAGCTACTATTTACAATGCAAAAGGAACTTTGTCTATTCCTGTGTATGGCTTAGATGATACCGATTATATCCAAGCAGCTTATGGTACTGAATTTACTGATTTAACCGCTCATGCAGGTAAATTTACCTCTGTTGACTTAACATCTTTGGCAATCGGCGCATTGGCTAAAATATCCAAAAACTTAGTCAATAATACTGACATTGATGTGTTGAGCTTTGTTACTCAAAAAATCGCCCAAGCCATTGCTGACTTTTTAGAAAAAGAATTGTTGGTTGGCACTGGCGCTACTGGTCACATGACAGGCGCAACTAAAACAACTAACTTGGTCAATGCTGGCGGGCTTACCGCTGCATCTGTCACCGCCGACAAATTGGCTGACTTGCAATTAACTGTACCGCAAGTATATCAGCCAGATGCTTGTTGGATTTTCAATAAGGATGTTTATAAAGCAGTTCGCAAACTCAAAGACGGCAACGGTGATTACCTTTTAGTTAGAGACTTCTTGAATGGCTCTGGATGGACCTTGCTCGGCAAAGCTGTTTACATCTCTGATAATATGCCTGCTGTTGCTGAAAATGCTATTCCTGTTTTGTATGGCGATTTCTCCGGTATGGCTTGCAAACTTGCTAAAAATGTTGAGATCCAAGTACTTAACGAACTCTATGCAGCTCAACACGCAGTAGGGGTTGTTGGTTGGGTAGAAGCTGATAGCAAAATCGAAAATGCTCAAAAATTTGTCGGCCTCAAAATGGCTGTTTAAGGGGTGAAATAAATGAGCAATACTTGTAAAAATTATAAAACTGATGGCGGTGATACTTTAGTTATCGGTGGCAACTTGCAAATTGAGGCAGGTGCAAGCGTAACCGGCATTGCAGTAGCTAGTCTGATTGATAACCTCACTTCGACTGCTACTGATAAGGCTTTAACAGCCAAGCAGGGCAAGGTTTTGAAAGATGCCGCAGACTTGAAAATCGCAGCGAATCAAGCGGCAAATGCAACCGCCGCCGCAACGACTCTTGAAACAGCCGAGGCTTTGGCTAATGCGCTGCAAACAGATTTCAATGCTCTGTTGGCAAATCTAAAAGCGGCTGGCATTATGGCCGCTGATGCTTAAAAGGAGTGACTTAAATGGCGGCGCTAACACTACCAGAAGTAAAAAACTACCTAAGGGTAGATTTTAACGATGATGATAATTTAATCGTGTCATTGATAACCGCCGCAGATGAATATCTCAAAGGTAGCATTGGGGCCGCTTATGACAATACGAGCGAGAGGGCAAAAGCTCTCTTGCTTATTGTCATATCTGATCTCTACGACAACAGGTCGCTATCTGATAAGGCAAGCGGCAACGTACGGAAAATGATAGAAGATTTTTCCTTGCAGCTTAGACTGGAGTTGAGGGCATGAGCGGATACAATCGCAGAATGGAGATTCAATCCAAAACAGTTGCTTATGGCATCTATAACGAGCCTATTGACACATGGGCAACTATTGCATCGGTTTGGTGCGGTGTTGTTACTACTGGCGGCGGTGAGTTTTATGCAGCCCAAAAGCTCAAGGCATCAACTCAAGCTATATTCAAAATACGTTATGGGAATGTAGTCAATGTGACTAATCGCATTAAATACAATAATAAGTATTTTGAAATATTGTCTATTAATGATGTTGACGAAGCTCATAACGAAATCCAGATTGCTGCAAAAGAGGTGATTTAGTTGGAAATCGAAGCAGCCTTTACAACCTATTTATTAGCACAAACAGGATTGACCGCCTTAATATCGAGGCGGTTTTTCTTTGAGGAAATGCCTCAAGGGACACCACTTCCTGCGGTGGTATGTATCAAAATATCGGATATAAAAGATCACACTTTGACGGGTCAATCAAAGCTAGAGAGACCGATATTCCAATTCACAGCCTTAGCAAACACAAAGCCAGCCGCTAGGGCAGTATCAAATCAGATTAAAGCCGCTTTATGTGACTATCAGGGTGACATGGGTGGTATTTTTATACAAAAAATAGAGCAGCAAAACGAGCTATCTAATCTTGAAACAAGTTCAGATGGCACAACAAGGGTTTATGCCGAAGATTTAGAGTTTGAAATTAATTATAACAAGGAGTGATTTATAAATGACAGCAGCAGCATTTGGAACGAGCCTGGCGTGGAACGGAAATATTGTCGCAGGCTTAACTGCCATTAATGGCATTGAAATGAAAAGGGATAAAATTGATGTAACTACTCACCAATCGGCCGACGGATTCAAGGAATACATCGCTGGATTGGCCGAGGCTGGGGATGTCAGCATTGATGGCAACTTTGAATTTTCCGATTCTGCCGGCCAATTGGCGATGATGGCAGATTTTAACAGTGGCACATCTCGTGCGGCAGTAATTACCTTCCCAGCGATAACCGGCTGCACTTGGACGTTAACAGGTTTCATCACTGCCCTAACGATTGGCGATGCAAAGCTTGGCGATGCGATCCCATTTAAGGCCACTATTCAACCGACTGGTAAACCCGTTTTTGCAGTAGCAACTTCGGCCGGTATGTCAGCAGTAGCCTTGTCCAATTCCGCGGTGCTGGCTCCGTCTTTCGCTATTGGCACATTTGATTATGTGGCCACAGTATTGACGGGAGTTTCCAGCCTCACAGTAACGCCGACCGCAGCAGCAGGCGTAATTACGGTCAATGGGTCTGTGGTTGTATCTGGACAAGCGTCCAGCGCGGTTGCCCTTGGGGCAGCGGGCAGTATTACCACAATTAGCATTGTGGTAACTGAAACAAACAAAGCGCCAAAAGCTTACACAATCAGAGTTGTAAGAGCGGCGTAATAGCAATTAACCAAGGAGGGGGCGGCCAAGTGCCGCTCCTTTACTTTTAAGGAGGAATTTTATATGGCAATCCCATTTACAATGATAAATCTTGATAAACCGCGTAAATTGCGCATGGGCATGGGTGCGATGGTCGAATTTGAGCAGCTCACAGGCATTAAAATAACTGAAATAGAGTCAGAGATATCAATGGATGTTTGCGCAAAATTGCTTTGGGTCATGCTCAAGCAGGACGAGCCAGAATTAACCTTGGAGGGGACATGGAAATTAGTCGATGATAACGCGGATAATTTGAACGATATTACATTAGCTGTCGGGGCGGCAATAACCGCAGCATTTCAACAGTCGGGGAAGTTGCCTCCGACCGCGCCAATCAAGCCGATCAAGGGGTAATCGATCATGAGTATTTAGACTTTAACTTCGAATTTGAAATAGCGGTCGGTGAACTCGGATTGAAACCGCATGAATTTTGGGTTTTGACCTATGCAGAATTTCGGCAAATGGTAGAAGGTTATGTGCGTAAACAGAAGCGGTGCAACGATGATTTAATGTCCTTAGCCTGGCATACTGCGTATTTTGGCAGGGTTGAAGAAATGCCGGCATTAGATAGTTTGTTGCAGGATGATGATGACAACAACAATCCACATGAGCAGACGGATGATGAAATGCTGGCAATGGCTAAAATGCTTAATGCTGCATTTGGTGGGGAGGTAGTCGAGACATGAGTCCAGATAATATTAAAATTGAAGGACTAGATGAACTGATGAAAGCCTTTGCCGCGCTTGGGGAGGAAGCCTTGCCCTATCTCAAGGAGGGGGCAGACCAAGCCGGTAGTCTTGTACTTGATAAAACTATTAGCATGGCTCCCGAAGATACAGGCAATTTAAAGAAAAAGCTCAAACTCGGTAAGGCTAAAAAAAGCAGTAAATATCCATATCGGGTATTTAGCAAGGTCACATTTACACAGGGCGCGTCTTACGCTGTGCCTGTGGAGCTTGGTCATAAATTAGTTATAAATGGCAATACTGTTGGCACGATAAAGGAACGGCCGTTTATGAGGCCGGCTGCTGATGCCTGTCGGAGCCAATCTGATGATATTATGATCGGCGCCATGAATAAAGCTCTTGAGCAGATGGGAGGTAAAAAATGAGTAATGTAATCCGCTCACTTATGGTCAAGGTCGGTGCAGATTTAACCGATTTTGATAAAGGCATGAAGCAAACGGCAAAAAACTTTGGCAGCATAGGCAAGACATTTACCACTGCTGGCAAGGGGCTGACCGCAGGTGTAACGGTTCCAATAGTTGGTGCGGTCGCTGGTTTGACCGGCCTCGCTGTCAAGGGAGCAGAAACCGCCGATGAGATATTGACTTTGTCCTCTAAAACAGGCATCGCGGCCAAAACTTTACAGGAAATGCAGTATGCGTCCGAGTTGGTTGATGTGCCTCTGGAGACGATGACCGGATCTATGTTTAAACTTGGTAAGAGCATGGACGCAGCAAGAAGTGGTACTGGCTCGCAGGCTGATGCTTTTAAGGCATTGGGAATATCTGTCACTAATTCTGATGGCAGTTTGCGAGATAGTAAAGAGGTTTGGTATGAGGCTATTGATGCGCTCGGTAGTGTGAAAAACGAAACCGAACGCAACGTCTTGGCGCAAAAGATATTTGGGAAATCCTTTGCAGACGTTAATCCATTAATTGCCGCAGGTGGCGATGCCTTAAAAGGGTATATGGATGAGGCAGGAAAGATGGGTGCGGTATTGTCTGATGCCGATCTTGAAGCGCTTGGCAAATTAGATGATACAATTCAAAAATTAAAAGCAACCTTTGCGGCAACTGGTGCAAAATTAGGGGCCGCTTTTATTCCAATTTTGCAAAGCCTAATGCCTATTTTGGAAAATAATATAATACCAGCGGTTAAGCAGTTTGCCGATTTCGTGGCGAAAGTGTCGGAAAAATTTAGTAACCTTTCCCCAGAAATGCAAGGGTTTGTCTTAAAGTTAATTGCAATAGCGGCGGCGGCAGGTCCTACTTTGATTGTTGTCGGCAAACTATTTGATGGGTTCAAAAAGGGCATCGAAACATTTCTAGCGTTAAAAAATGCTTTCGGCATTGTTGGTGGTGCATTTAAGTCGCTAGGGGCATTAATGATGGCCAATCCTATTATCTTGATTATCGCAGCCATCGCGGTGGCCGCTTTATTGATAATTACGCACTGGGAGCCGATTAAAGAATTTTTCGTCAACCTATGGGGTGGCATTACAGCAGTATTCAGCACCGCATGGGAGGCAATTAAAGGTGTAGTTTTGGGTATATGGAATGGCATAGTGTCTGTGGCATCTACTATTTGGGGTGGCCTAACCGGTTTCTTCGGTGGCTTGTGGGATGGCATTAGTTCAGCCGCAACAACAGCATGGAATGGTATTACCTCTGGATTATCTACTATCTGGGGAGGCGTTAAAAGCACAGCCTCTACTGTGTGGGGCGGCATTTCTAGTTTTTTTACTGGCCTCTGGGATACATGGAAAACAAATTCTTCGGCCACATGGGAAACTATTAAGAGCGCAGCCTCCACTATCTGGGGTGGTATTAAAAGCACAGCATCGACAGTTTGGGGTGGCATATCTACTTTCTTCGGTAATTTATGGTCTACATGGAAAACAAATTCTGCAACTACTTGGTCTACGATTGCCTCTGGTACAAGTACGGCCTGGGGTGCAATCAAAACCACCATCAGCAACCTTGGCGGACAAATAAAAACCAACCTTTCGACTTTTGGCTCAAACGTGGTGAAAAATTGGAATGAGATATGGCCTAAGTTTAAAAATGGGATCACCGGTGCGATTGGCGGTATCAAGACAGCGGCTAGTGGTATCGTTACTGCGGTCGCTAATGTTTTAAAAGAACTACCAGGCAAAGCGCTGCAATGGGGCAAGGATTTAATAAATGGGTTAATCAAGGGAATAAAATCGATGCTTGGAGCGCTCGGAACAGCCGCCAAAAGCATAGCCTCTAAAATTACTAGCTTTTTACACTTTTCCACTCCCGACGAAGGCCCTTTGGCTGAATATGAGAAGTGGATGCCTGATTTTATGGGGGGGTTGGCCAGCGGCATCAAAAATAATAAACATCTGGTACAAGATGCAATAAGCGGTTTAAGCTCTGATATGAGTGTGGGTGTTTCTGCAAAACTTAATAGCAATGTGCTAAATGGTGGTAGTGTGGACAAAGGCATGACGTCTAATTACAACACAAATAATTCATTTACAATTAATGCAACGGTTAGGGATGACTCTGATATTAATAAAATTGCGGATGCTGTTAAGAAAGTGCTTTACGCGGACCAGCAACGAAGTAGCAGGGGAAGGGGGATTCTTGCATGATAGGCTTTACTTTTAGAGGCATTCATTCCTCTGCCTATAATATAGGCGCCCATGCGATTGACAGAAGCGCAATCCCTGCTATGCGGAAAAACGAGATCACCATTCCAGGGCGGCATGGCACTATTGATTACGGCGATAATACATACGAAACAAGGTCGATTTCGGTTGAGATCGGCATGGTCAAGAACTCAACTTATGCTGAACTGCGCGCGCTGGTACGGAGTTTGGCAGGCTGGCTATCCGGCAAGGGTCAATTAATATTCGATGATGAACCTAATCTGGCTTATGACGCAAGTGTATATGATTATGTTGGCATTGAGCAGATACAATCTTTACCTGCTGGGCTTTTGTCTATCACCTTCGAGTGCCAACCCTTCGCCGAAGATGTCGATTATAAGCAGAGTGTTACATCGGTTTCAGCCTCACCAACTAACATAAGCATTACCAGCGCAGGGACGCAAGACGCCCCCTGCCTTATTTATATCAAGAATACAGGCAGCACAAATATAACAGCAATAAATTTAACAAGAAAGGCGGCAAAATAATATGGGTGCAAGCGATACTTTAGAAACCAACATACTTAATCATTTTTTTAGGGGGGTATCCACTACGGCAAATTCCTCCTGCTATGTAGCATTGTTTTTGACCGACCCAACCGATGCAGGTACAGGAACGGAAGTCAGTGGCACAGGTTATGCAAGAAAAGCCGTAACTTTTGGCGCACCTTCCCAAGTAGGCGGCAAGGCGGTAATTGCTAACACCAATAAAGTGGAATATGATACCCCCGCAAGCGCATGGGGAACGGTGGCATATTGGGCAATATATACGGCTGCTACAGGCGGCACGCTTTTATCTTCTGGAGTAATTTCCCCTGCCAAAACAATAGCAATCGGTGATCCTCCGTTCTTCAATATCGGGGCTTTAACAGTTAGCTTAGATTAGGCGGTGATGGCTGATGTTTAACAAACAGCCTTTTAGCCGAGGAAAATTTAATACAAGTATTATGGCAGATAGCGGCATAGTCGGTTTGCCAGCGGCAATAACTCTGACCGCCGAAGATGCCCAAATAAATATAGGTGTCAGCCTAACCGCCGATGCCCTTATTGCGTTAGATTGCCCTGCTGCTGAATTATCGTCAAATATGCTAACTGCCGAACCATGCTTAATATCTTTGATTAGTAATGACGCAATTTTAGCCGCTTATAGGGTTATCAATCCAGCGGCTTGTGCTATCACATTGGGCGGTGGTGCCGCAACCTTATCAAAACACATGCTCATTAATTCCAATCCATGCGTCATGTCTTTAGCTGGCAATGCGGCAATAAATATCAAGCTAAACCTTGCTGGGAATTGCCCTATTGCATTATCCGGCAAGGCTGCACTCGACTTTTTATCGTCAGAGTTTATCGACCTTAGCAATATGGTATTGGCACCTGGTAAAATGCTTATTATTGATGCTAAAGCAATGACGATTACTATCGATGGTGTAAATGCAATGGGCAAACTGTCAGGTACAAGTAATTTCTTTAATCTTAAAGAGGGCATGAACACTATAACTTATACAGGTGGTCAGCCTGCCGAGGTGAGAGTGCTGTGGAAGGACAGGTATCTATAATGAATACAAAAGTATATGATAAAAACAATGTCCTTCTAGCGGTGCTGGAAAATGCTTACAACATATCCTATAGCCTGTCGAAAAATACTTTATATTCGGCAGGCTTTTCCTTGCCCGCTGACGATCCGAAAAATCAATACTGCCAATCTCTTAATCTGATTGAAATATTTGACGGTGACAAAAGGATTGAACTTTTCCGCATAATCGGCGAGGATTTTTCGAGATCAACCGATGCAGTAAAAGCCTATAACTGCGAACACGTTTTAGCTACTTTAATGAACGATCCTTTGTTTTTATATCATCAAATCGGCGGCATAGGGGTATATACGATCTCCGTACTGAATTATATTTTAGGCAAGCAAACGGTGGCAAGATGGCAATTAGGCACTTGCGCCTTTACTCGGCAATTTGAATACAAGTGGGAGAATGAGAACCTTCTGGCGGCTCTGTTTTCGGTGCCAGAGTGTTTCGATGCCGACTATCTCTGGACTTATGACACAACTACATCACCTTGGACTATCAACTTGACAATCCCTTCTGCGTTGATTAAATCAGAAATACGCTATGCAAAAAACATGAAGGAAATCACAAAGACAACCGATGCAACCGGACTGATTACAAGGCTTTATTGCTTGGGTTATGGCGAAGGTGATAACCAGCTCACAATCAAAAGTGTAAATAATAACTTAGCTTATCTCGATGCTGACACTATCGGCACATGGGGAGTAATTTCCAGCATATTGACCGATAAACGATTTGAAAGTGCCGACACCTTGAAAGCTTACGGACAAACATTACTTAATGAGTATAAAAACCCTTATATTAGTTATTCGGCAACAGCTATTGATCTTTACAGATTGACAGGTGACGCATGGGATAAATTCGTTGTTGGCGATATGGCGAGAGTGGTTGATACTGTTGATAATATCGTGATTACTGCCCCAATCGTCAAAGTGGAAAAATCCGATGTTACCGGCAATCCTTCCGATATTAAAATCACTATTGCCAATAAGGACAAGGATATAGCAAGCAGCATATCCGACTTGCAAAGCCGAACGCTGATAAACGAAACATATTCGCAAGGTGCAACAAATATTAGTATGCAAAACTTTGC